TTTACGTTCCAAATAACATCACTACCTCCATTCGTTCCCCTATCTATTAACGGATATACATATCCAGTGCCAGTGCCTAAATAAGTTGTACGTGAAGCTATTTGATTAGCACGTGTGTAATTGTGGTTGTAAGCACTAAAGTCTAAATCATCCGAAGTATTTGCATTCCCTGTTATGTATTTTTCGCCAATATCAACAAACAAACTACCACCTGCACCAATAATAGAGCATTCGTAAACTATGGAATTATCAGGGTTAATATTTATTTTAATCAGTTGCAAGTCACCGCTAAAGTTTTCAATCTCATTTACGATATACCTAACTGGTGTCTTTAAATTCTTATTAAAGTATTGAGTTGCTACATTAACACTAAATATATTCTCAAATAGTTTATTAATTTCATTCGTGCCATTTAGATTAATGGTTTTGCTAAAACTAGCTTTGCGTTGGTCGGGGTTTCTAACATCCGCTAAATTGTAATTTAAGCTAACAGGAATATTAACTGCAATAGGATATTTATCGTATTTGTCTAATCCGTTCCTACCTTTTAATTCTAATCGTGTAACTACTGCCATAATTATATACCTCTTTGTCTAGTTTCCATTGTATCAAATGCGCAAGTCACATTATAATTAAATAACGATTCATTGTCTAGTTTATATTCCTCATAACTATTTGTCGTTATTGTTACTGGTCTATATTCCGTTCCGTCCCACAAATAAACAATAGGGCTGCTAAATAAATCATTTAATTGAGTGCTTTGTGTTTCAGTAATCCAATCAGTATTTAAACTAATTGTTGAATCAATCATAGTGCTAATATTGTGTACCTCCCTATCCCAACTATTGGATGTATAATTAAAACTAGCGTTTAAATAATCTTTTTGTAAAGTAACTGAATTTACTTTTTTATTAAAATTCGTTCTACTTAATTTCTCAAAGTGAAAGAATAAAATATTGCCGTCACGATCTAAATAATATAAAACGTAATCTTTATACTTTGTACATAATTCCTTTAAAGTAATTGAGTAACGTACAATATTACCAGCTGCGCTATTAAACGAAGTTCTAATAACATCCCCAACTTGCGGAGTTGCAGTTGTAAACATTGTACTATTTAAACGCATTACAAATGTATTATAAGCAGTTGATGTTGGTAGTGATGCAATATTAACATTATCAATAGTTGATGCGCCACGTCTTAAATCTACGCTTATATTAGTTATTGGAACGGCTGTACTTTGTATAAAGTGTAAATAGAAATCCTGTGCTAACATTAATCGGTTGTCAGGTGTAATAGTTGTTATGTCTTTTGATAGGAAGTATTTGCCCGAAGTTCCGTTAAATAAATAATCAGCATAGTCATAAGCTGCAAATTTTTTATCATTTAAGCATCCATCAAAGGCATAGTAGTTAATGGTTACTTTATTTGCTGTTTGTAAAACACCTGAATAAAATTCGGTTATAATTAATTTAACCGCTACTGATTTATTAGTCGCTACTTGTATCGGTGTCGCTAAACTTAAAACGGGGTTAAAGAAATGCTGTATGTAATTTTTTACCCATTGTTGAGCGTCAAACACTAAATATCCATCGGGACGTTGTAATATATTTTCAGTATAAATTTGACCGCTTGTATTAACCTCAACAGTAACAACGTATTTAAAATCTGCAATAGCTATTTGATTAGATATGGCAGTTACATATTGCTTGTTGTAAGCTGGCATTAATATCTGTGGTTGCTGTGTTATTGTTAGTGCCATTATTTCTTTGTTGTTTGTTGTATGTCTATTATTATTTCGGTATTGATTAGCTTTGCTATATTTTCTTTTAGTTTGTCAATCCGTCCGTCTTTAATTACTTCGTCATAAAAGTGATTACCCTCGTAACCTTTTTTATGTATTTTTCTTGCAACTAAATACGCTACCCTTTCTACTGCCTGATCAAATGTTTCTTGTTTATAAGCCTTTTTTATTTTTTTGTTTTTTAAACTCTTTGCTTTAACTTCCCGTCTTTTTGCTATCTCTACTTTTAATTTTCTTGTTTTTACCCACCTTATTAATTTTCTTTTTAATGAGCCGTCTCCACTATTAGTTGTTGGTCCTCTACCACTATTTACAGCATCCCAGTAATCATTCATAGTTAAAGTAAAAAACAAACTACCATCTGCAAACTTAGTAGATGGGTCTATACTTCTATCTAAATTGCTTATTAATGCTTTATCCCTTTGTTTACTTTTTAACGACTTTCGTAAATCATTAAGTAGCTTGTCACCAAACTCATTTAATAAATCCTTTATGCCATTATCTATTGCCATTTAACGCTATTTCAAATTTGCCTTTATCTTTTAAGTAGGCTAACTTATTATAAAATCTTAAAACATTCCATTCGTAAATATTATCCTCATTTAAGCCACTATCTTCAATGCAGAGGCTAACGCTGTATTCCCATCCCCATTGTTCAAAAAAGTCTGAAATTCTAAATCGTCCCGGACTTCCGTCATCAACTCCTCTATTACTTTGTTCGCTTGCTGCAAACAGCCCTCTATAATCTCGCTGTAACTTTTCAAACAATTTGAATAAAAAAAAACAGCCCCGAGTGTATTCTTTAACTTTGATTTCTTAAAATACTCTACATTCCTAAAATGATTATCACTGTTATATACCCAACCTTTAAATGTAAATTCGTGATGGCAAATAGCCATAAGTTCGGGCAAACATTTAATATAATCGTTACCATTGTTCTTTAAAATGGTAGTAAAGTCCTTTTGTTGTGCAGTTGTATATTCGTGTATTTCTTTAATATATCTAAATTTGTGTAAGCCAAAACGAACTGATTTTGCAATCGGAAATTGATTGATAGGATTGATTAAGAAAGCAGCACCCAAAAGCATATCATAAACCTTTGTCGGTGATAGGCTTTCTATGTAGTCAATTGACTTACCGCTTAATATAGATAGTCTTTTGCAAGCCATATCCAATTTATCTAACTTTTCGGTTTTAAGTAGTTCCAATTGTTGAAACTGCTCAACTGTTAAATCTTCGTATCGTTTAGGTATTTGCATTATAATAATATAGTAATTTATTTGTATTTTACGTTTATTGAATAAAGAATGTGCTTTTTTTAAGTCGGTTAAGTGCTACATATCTAACCGAATCCCAAAAGTGGTTATTCCTATCTTCGGGTACATTTATATTTTTGCCAGTGCTATCGGTTGCCCATCTATAATTATAAGCCTCTTTAATTGCATTTGTGGACTTTGCTGTTATAAATATCTTTTGTTGCTGTAAAGTATCTATTGAATTACGGATGCTGTCAGGTCCTTTCTTTGCACCCTCTATTCTAAAACCTGCCCTACGTAAATCCTCAATACTTTTAGGCTCAGCACTATCTGCCACTATCATTTGATTTCTTTGCACTCCCAATTCGGTTAGTTTCTTTATAATGTCGCTATTGGTTAAGCCTGTTTCATAAATCAATTCATCTAGATACAAATTGCCATCGTATCTATAAACAGCTGTTAAAGTAGTTGGATCGGATGTAAAACCCCAGTCCATACCATAGGCAATAAACTCAGCATCATTTGGTATTAAATCACATTTAGCCCAATTGTTAAATACTACCCCTTGTAAATTACCGATATTGCCTAAACCATAAACATTCCATAAGTTAGCCCAATATTCATTCTTAATTGTGCCATTCTCATTAAAGCCATTTGTTTTGTACATCAATATTTCATTCTTTTCATTTTCAGAAAGCAATTCATTATCTTTAAAAGTTAATTGTAGAAAGTCGCAATCTGCTCTTTTAATAACATCGGTATCAATATAAAATTCACTATCGGGATTATAATCGGCATAAACTTGACCAGCACGTGAAGCTACTTGTCGGTAACTTTCAAAGTCTATTTTATTAACCTCATTAAAATATGCAACATCGGACCGTAAACCCTTACCAACATCGGACTTATCTAATCCTATAAATTTAATAAACGAACCATTTGGGAATCGGTATAAAGTACCTGCTAAAAATCTATTTTCATCATAGATACCAATTAGCCTCATAAGTTTAACAAAGTCTTTAATGACTGTTAATCTCATTTTAGTTAATTCAGCCGATAGTATAAGTATTTCTCTATTTGGTTTACTAGATGCATGATTGATTAACAATATCAATATACTTATTGTCTTGCCTGCACCTTGACCGCCACGAATAACTTTAATTCGTTT